TCTTCATTGCCGCCACAGTTGTCCATCCTTGCCCGGTCACAGGCCGATGGCCCTGGTGAGGTCGGCCCCGGCGAGGTCGGCCCCGGCGAGGTCGGCCCCGGCCAGGATGGCCGCGTCCAGGTTGGCCCCCCGGAGGTCGGCCTCGACCAGGCCGGCCCCCCGCAGGTTGGCCCTGGTGAGGTCGGCCTCGACCAGGCCGGCCCCCCGGAGGGAGGCCCCCCGGAGGTCGGCCCCGGAGAGTTTAGCCCCGGTGAGGTCGGCCCTGGTGAGGGCGGCCCATCGGAGGTAGGCCCTGGTGAGGTCGGCCCTGGTGAGGTCGGCCCTGGTGAGGTCGGCCCTGGTGAGGTCGGCCCCGGCGAGGTCGGCCCCGGCCAGGATGGCCGCGTCCAGGTTGGCCCCGGAGAGTTTGGCCCCGGCGAGGTTGGCCCCGGTGAGGTCGGCCCCGATGAGGTCGGCCCCCCGGAGGTCGGCCCCCCGGAGGTCGGCCCCCCGGAGGTAGGCCCCGGCGAGGTCGGCCCCCTCCAGGTTGGCCCCGATGAGGTCGGCCCCCTCCAGGTTGGCCTCGCGCAGGTCGGCCCCGGTGAGTTTGGTCCCGGCGCGGACGGCAGCGCTGACCGCTGCCGCGAAGGTTTCATGCTCTCCGCTATATAGCGGAGAGCCCGTCGTTGAAAAGATTTCGATTTTCATAATTTTCCGTTCTATTTCCCGGTTCGGCCGGGGCCGGCGGTTGCCCGCGTTTTCAGTTCCGCCCCCGACGACATGCCAGGAGCGGGAATGATGGCCGGATGCGCTCCGGCCCGGCGTCACAGGCCGGTGGCCCCCTCCAGGTTGGCCCCATCCAGGTTGGCCCCGATGAGGTTGGCCCCCCGCAGGTCGGCCCCGGTTAGGTCGGCCCTGGTGATGGCGGCCCCCCGCAGGTTGGCCCCGGTGAGGTTGGCCCCGGTGAGGTCGGCCCTGGTGAGGTCGGCCCACCGGAGGTAGGCCCTGGTGAGGTCGGCCCTGGTGAGGTCGGCCCACCGCAGGTTGGCCCCGGAGAGTTTGGCCCCGGTGAGGTTGGCCCCGTAGAGTTTGGCCCCGATGAGGTTGGCCCCCCGGAGGTTGGCCCCATCCAGGTTGGCCCCGATGAGGTTGGCCCCGATGAGGTTGGCCCCCTTGAGGATGGCCCCCTTGAGGATGGCCTCGCGCAGGTCGGCCCCGACCAGGGCGGCCCCATCCAGGTTGGCCCCCCGGAGGTCGGCCCCGACCAGGGTGGCCCCATCCATGTTGGCCCCGGTGAGGTCGGCCCCGGTGAGGTCGGCCCACCGCAGGTCGGCCCCGGAGAGGTTGGCCTCGGTGAGGACGGCCCCGGCGTAGGCGGCAGCGCTGACCGCGTCCGACATGCTGTCATGCTCTCCGCTGTACAACGGAGAGCCCGCTGTTGAAAAGATTTCGATTTTCATAAATTTTGAGTTAGCAGGGGAATTTGACCATCGTTTTCGGCAAGGTCGTGCAGCCTGACCAGTGACTCCCATTTGACGGTCCTCAGCGGGTGGCGAGCGTTAGCACGCTTCCTGATCTCCACCCCGTCCTCGACGGAACGAGCGTACCAGACGCGCCCCAGGGCTTCAAAACGCCAGTTCGCCCGGGCTTTTTTTCGTGGTGGTTTCATTGTATAATTCAAGGTTTGCTCAATTCGATCTTCCACATCCACGGGTCAGGGGTGACGGTTGTTGGAATTTTAGTTTTCATTGTTTTTCCTCCACGAGGACGCCCGCCGGAGTTCCATCCAGTTTGAGCCAGTTTGCAAACAACTCTTCGTAATTCATTTCGCTGTGGGCGGCGTAAATTTTTCCCTCGTCCAGCGCGATGACCATTATAATCAGCATCTTTTTTTCACGGTGTTTGAATTGGTCTCTCAACTTCACCTCGCCGTCTCGGTACGGCCGCCACTTGGGAGGGTCGGGAATGTTGACGATGTTGCCGGTTGAGAGATGTGTGCCATTCAAAAGTTCGCCCATGGAGTTCCAACTGAATAACCCGTCATAGCCTTCGATGAAACCGATGAGTATTCCGCGAGTGGTGTTGTAGACTTCCACATTTTGTCCAATGAGTGTTTCGAGCGGTTTCGTTACGTCTATTTGTTTTTTCATGGTTTTTGGATTTTCGTTTAGTTGTGCCCTGGTTCCAGAGCGTGGAAATGGTTCAAGTTTCGTCCTCATCGTCCCATGCAACTACTGGCTGGGGTGGTTGGGGTGCCCTGGGCGAGGGCGGTAATGGGTTGCGGGGTGGCAGGGTGGCGGACGGGACCGCCGACACCTCAGGGGCGAATATGCCCTGCCAGCCCTTTTCAATGGAATGTTCGATGGCTTCGATGGCGCGCGCCGGCCCCAGCTTCGACATCTTTTTGAGCTGGAACTGCTGGGTGGGTGGGGTCGGGCTTTTCCGCTTGGCCTTCAAATGGGTGAGCCAGAGCGCCCAACACGCCTCAAAAGCCGGGGTCCGCAGGTTCTCAGGCAAAGGGGGGGCTTCGCAAAGGGGGGTTTTGGGGATTGGGGAATTACTTTTAATAGATGATTCTTGAATATCACCATCAATCCCCTTTGGGGGTAGGGGGTTAGTATTCTCAGAAGTAATCTCTGAAGTAGTCTCTGTATGTATAGATTGTCCGTTTGTTACACCACTGTTTGCCCCTTTCGGACAATCCAGTATGCCCCTTTCGGGCAAACTTGGTTGTCGCTCCAGATACAGGGCTTGTTCTAGCTCATCCTCGTTTACCTTGTACCAACATTTGGCCGGTATGCCCCTTTTCTCCATCTTTAGAAAACGTGCGCAATGCCTCCGCGCAGTTTCAAGTTCCTTGCGGCTCAATCCAGTTTCATCCTGCCAGTCCTCCTGAGTCTTCCACCACCAGCCATCGGAAGACGTGACCCGTTCCTGCCAATAACAAGACTGCGACAATAAAACCGCACCAGTCACAGACTTTGTAAGGGTAACAAAAATTCGCTGAAACCCAATCGGACGCCCAAGCAACTTGCAGATATTCATAATTCAAAAATGAACTCTGACTCTGCTAAACCGGGAAGGTCGGGGAGACATTCCCCAGAGCCAGAATCCAAAAGTTTGATGTTCATCCTCGCCCGGTTTAGCAGGTCAGCGAACACAAGATGTTTACACCAGGTCCGGGAATTGCGCAAGGATTTATTTTTGTTGCTGCCCCGGACAGATTGGTTTGCGATATTCACAATTTAAAAAGGACCCCGGCCTTGATGAAACGGGAAAAGGTCGGGGAGACATTCCCCAAGACCGGAGTCCAAAAGTTTGATGTTCATCCTCGCCCGTTTCACCAGGTCAGCGAACACCCGAAATTTACGCCCACTCCGGGAATTGCGCAAGGATTTATTTTTCATGGGGTCAATTTCAGTTGCCAAACCTAAAGTCCACATCCCTATCTAAATCAGAATCGCCAACAGTGTCAAAACACATGTCGCTACCCTCGTTGCCAAAGGTTCCGTAGAACCTGGTCGAGGTGGCCGTTTGCGTTTCGGAAAATAACGCCTCGCCTTTTGCATTCCGGGACCGTGATCGTTCGCCTTTGACAACGTGTCGACCTACGGATTTCCATTGTTCGTAGGTTCGCATTTTTTTGCTGCGCAATGATTTCACACCCCCACAATAGCAGCCCTCCCGAGAATGTCCAAAAAAAAATGAAAATAAATGTGGACGAGGTGATCGAGTCGTGGTATTTTCATTTCCAGAATGAAAAAACAATCTATCCCACAGTTGCCCGAGACCAGCAGGCTCTTGCGTCAAACCGACGTGCGCGCCGCCCGCGCCTTGATTCAGTCCGCCATGAAAAGCCGGGGCGTTACCATTCGCTCCCTGGCGGACGGCATGGACATCAGCAAAAGCTCAGTGGGCAATTTGCTGACCGGCAAGGGCGAGTGGTCCCCGGCCTTGTGGTCGAATGCGTGGACGTTTATTTTTACGGTGCCCTTTAGCAAACCACAACCAAAACTATGAACGAACCAATCAACGTCCCCGCAGTCGTAAACCAGGAACCCCAGCAGCAGGTGCAGCGGTATCAGCCGGACGGCCCCCGCGAACTCGTCCCCTCCACCCCGGCCCAAGTCTCCAAAGGACTAGACGCCATCCGGGCCATCATGCGTGAGTGCATGGTGGACGGCCAGGACTACGGCAAGGTGCCGGGGTGTGGCGACAAGGTGGGACTGTTCCAACCGGGAGCCCAGAAGCTTTCCATGACCTTCCAGTTGAATCCCGAGGTTTACCGGGAGGAAGTCACCGATTACCCGAACTTCCACCGCGGCTATCGGCTGGTGGTCCGGGTGGCGAACGGCCCCAAGTACGCTGACGGCGTGGGGGAATGCTCCACCATGGAAAGCAAGTACCGTTTCCGGACAGCCGGAAAGGTGTGTCCGGAATGCGGCAAGGAAGCGGTGCTCAAAAGCAAGAATCCCGGGGATGGGTGGTTCTGCTGGTTCAAGAAAGGCGGCTGCGGTGCCACATTCGCCCCGAACACCCCCGGCAGCAACAAAATCGAATCCCAAGCCGGCGGGAAGGTGGAGCACGACAACCCCGCCGACTTCTGGAACATTGTGCGCAAAATGGCGTTCAAGCGGGCGTTCGTCCATGCGATCATCAACGCGACGAACACGAGCGAGCTATGGAGCCAGGACCTCGAAGATTTGGCAGCCAACGGAGTGGTGAAGGGCGAGGAAGCCCAAAATGTTCTACGTAGAACAATCCAAGAACCGCCGCAGCCCACAGCCGCCCCTCCGACACCCCCCGCACCCCAAAGCCGTCCAGAGGACGAGAAAGAGCCCATCAAATTTCCAGACGCGGAAGTGACCACGGAAGCAGTGTTGACACGGTGGCTCCGCTACGATGGCAAATCCTCCAAGTCTGGCAAAGCGTACGTCCGGCACACCCTGAAACTGGTCGATGCTGACGACCGGGCCTTTGAAGTGACCACCTTCGACGGGGATGAGCAGTGGTTGGAAGGTGCGCGGGCGAACGGGGACCGACTCCAAGTGACCCATAAAACCGGCTACAAGGGCAAAGGCCGGGAGTTGGTCAGCATTACCCAAGCTGACGACCTACCCACGTGATCTATGAACACTTACGACTTGAACGCCGCCTTCGACACCCTGCTGCAAGCCAGACAGGCCGACTCAGGCACCACAGTTGAAATGGAAAAGATAACTGTTGCCGCCATGGAACTGATGATTATTGCCCGCCAACTGGCAAAAGAACGCTATAGACAATGCAGCCCATGGCCCCCACTCCCCACCATCACCCCGACCACCGTCCCCCTCATCACCAAGGAGGAGTTGGATCAGTTCATGGAGAAGTTCTAATGAAAACTCCAAAGACGAACCATAAAGAAAAGAGCCTCCAGGAGACGCTGAATGAAGCGTTCGAAGCGGCCACCCTAGGCGGTCCGTGCCCTGGCCCTGACTGTGTGAAGGTCCACAACGTCGCCACCGGCCAATGTCGCTGGCTTCGGCTGCTCCCTCTGCCAGCCGACGAGCCTTTGGAGTGGCTGCAACCCATGGGACACAGCCAAGACACCGGCCATCGCAATCCCGGAAGCCGGTCAATGGATGATGGGACGATTTAAGACCAGATCAATCTGACCCATGAAACCCACCCCCAAGCAACCACCCCAAGCGAAGCCAGAGGACGCGCTCCTTCCGCCGAACGATCCCAGAGCTGAAGCCGGAGTGTTGGGTTGCATCCTCATGGACTCTCGGGAGTGCATGGACGATGTCGTGGAACGTCTGCCGTCAAAAGAATGCTTCTATGACACCGCCCACGCCATCATTTATGATGCAATGCTCGACCTGCACAGCCGCCAAAAACCGGTGGAAATGATTGGCCTGCAATCGCTCTTAACGAAAAGGGAGTGTCTTGAACATGTTGGGGGAATTTCCTACCTGCTGCAGTTGGAAAACGACATCCCCACCATTGCCGCTTTGGACTTCTACCTGGAAAATGTCGAGGCGCACGCCATCCGCCGGCGAGGCGTGGCCATCTTCACAAACCTGGTACGGGAATGCTTTGAATCTTCATCCGACCTGCCGGACCTCCTCGATTCAATTGAGCGACAGGCCCTGGCCCTCCGAACTGGGAGGGCCGCCGAGATCAAACCGCTGCCAGGTGTAGTGGATTCGGTCATGCGTCAGATCGAGGACATCACGCAGCATAAAGGCATCCCAGACGCCATCCCGACCGGCTTCCCCGGCCTAGACCGGCAACTCACATCCGGGCTCTGCGGGTCCAAGATGGTCGTCATTGCCGCGCGGCCTAGTGCCGGGAAAACGGCAATTGCAGCCAACATCATCGAACACGTCGCGATTGATTGCAAAATCCCGGTGGCCTTTTTCTCGCTCGAAATGGATGCGGAGGAATTGGTTTCGCGGATGGTCTGTTCGCGGTCCGGGGTGAATTTCGAGGACTTGACCAACGGGAGGCTGCACCCTAACGCTCCGCTCGCCATGGTCCGATCCTCCAATGACATCCGCCGCGCCCCCATCCTCATCGACGACACTGGCGCCCTGAACGTGAATCAGATCAGGGCGCGTGCCCGGCGAATGGTTCAACGCCACAAGGTCCGGCTGATCGTGGTGGACTACCTGCAACTCGTGTCCGGGGAGAAGTACAAAAAGGAGAACCGGCAGCAGGAAGTTGCCGACATTTCCAGTGCGCTTAAGGGACTCGCCAAGGAATTGCGCATTCCCGTGATCGTGCTCGCCCAACTGAACCGGGAGATTGAAAAGGACAAAGGGCGGTGCCCGCGATTGTCCGATTTGCGCGAGTCGGGGGCCATCGAACAAAATGCCGACGTGGTGATCATGCTTTGGCCGCAACCAACGGACAGCGTTGATCCTGACGGAGACGAGCCAAGCGAAATCCCGGTTAAGTTGTTCATCGCGAAACAGCGCAACGGGCCACGCAACCGTTTTGTTCCCCTGGTGTTTCAGCGGCAATTTACGCGATTCGTGAACCCCTCAAAAACAACCGAAATAGATGAAAGTGACATTCCATTATGACCCCATTCCTGACCCCTCTTTATTGCCTTGCGGCGTTCGCCGTGGGCTTCGTAGCTGGCACCATAATTGCGTTTGTTTATGTAGGAGCAAAAGCTATTCTGCGGCGAATCCGGTACAATTTCGGTAAACCATTAACAAAACAACAAAATGCAACTCATTACATGAAAATACAAAAACTGACCCTCGACAACGAGGACATCAAGAAGGCCGTCCAAGCGCATTTGGCGACCATTGGAATTACGCTGCCCGTCCACTCGGTCCTCCATGAAAACAAGTGGAATGACCACGAAGTTGTGTTCGATTTTCAGGTAAAAAATAACCTAATCCAAGACGATAAAAGCCAATAATAAATCACCGTGCAATAACAAAAGAAACAACATGAAAATAAAAGAACTGACCATCTCCACAGCAGAATTGAATAGCGCCGTCCATGCCTACCTGCGAACCCAGGGTATCACCTTGCCTGTAAAGGAGGTGCGCAAGAGATACTCGTTCGATGAGGATTGGCATGTGGAATTCGTGGACCCCGACAAGAAAGTCGTTGAGCCGGAACCGGAGACGGAACCGGAGACGGAGACGGTCCCCAATGTCATCCCCGCGCAGGATTAACCGCGTGTGTTCAAAGTGTTACCAAACCCGGTCGGCCCTGGAGTCGAAAAGGACCCCCATGAAGAACTCGTCTATTGGGCGACAAGCGACTCCGGGCACCCGCCGTATCGAATCGACATGTCCGAAAACGGGGGAGTGGGTCTTTGTGCCTGTCCTCAAAGTTTCATCAAAGGCAAGTTCTGCAAACACCTCGCACGCACGCACATCGCTCAGAACATCGCCAACAACCAAAAAATCATAAAAAACCGTGAGAAAGCCCAGTAAACGAAAAAGCCAACGACAAATTGACCGCGATCGCATCTACATTACGATTGCGACGCGCTTCATGCTGGATCACCCTATTTGCGAGGCCTGCCGAAAAGTGCGCCCAGGAAAGCCACTGCGATGGACCGATCACATCCATCACAAGCATGGAAAGATCGGAGACCTGCTGTTCAACGAACGGTTATTCATCGCTGTTTGCCGCGATTGTCACCGATGGATTCACGACAACCCTGACAAGGCCCGCGGCTTGAACCTGCTGGCACCCAAGGGACAATGGAACACCCAACCACCAATTTCCGGCAATTCCGCCGGGAACTCGAAACAAAAACAACCATAGATTAAAGTCTATCAGTATTCCGGGGGCGCGACCGGGCAACGCGCAACAAAACATATGCCAGTTCAAGAACAAGAAAATCCAGCAGTCATGGCCGAGCGCACCCGTCAATGGGAGGCCAATCAAATTGATGCCGAAATCCGCACCGTCAAGGATTTGCGGCAAAGCATCGACCTGCAAATTCAGCGCGTCAAAGCGTTGTCGCCGTCTCGGGAACGTGCCCTTGTCATCACCAAGCTGCAAGAGGGCGTTATGTGGCTTGGGATGGACCTGAAGCGCATCAACGAGGCAAATCCGGGCGCGTCGCCCAACCCCTACCCCAACAGCAAAGACCCGTCGAACACTAAAATTGAGCCAACCGCCGACGGTTTGAAACTGTAACCCACCCCGCCGCCTGTCGGGCACCACAGGCACCCTTTTACCATGACGCCTAAACCCAATCACCCGTGGAGGACCGTCAAGCACCCCGTCGCCTTCAAACGCTGGCAGGCCGAGCAACGCCGCAAACGATTTGCCCCTGAACCCGAGGACAAAGTCGTCTGGGAGTCCGGCCAAATGGTGAACGCCTCCGAACTCCAACGCCAGACCATCGAAAAGGAAATGGATCGGCAGCAGTTCAGGAGCACCCAAGGCTTTAGGTCGGTGCAAAACTCACCTTAACTTAAAACTTGGAACACGTTTCCTAAACCACATAGAACAATGACCCCAATTTCCCTTTCCGCTGGCCAGCCTGTCCGGTTTATTAGCCGCGTGCGCCGGATGGTGCCCGCGCAGCCGCCAGGACCGATGCGGAGGGGGAACATTTTTCTCCATGAACCACACTGACCCAGTCAACCGACCAGCGCACTATACCGAGCACCCAAGCGGCATTGAGTGCATCAAAATCGCCATGCACGAAAATTTCTGCCGTGGCAGCGCACTAAAATACATCTGGCGAGCCGGGAAAAAAGACCCCGCCACGGAGGTGCAGGACCTGCGAAAAGCTATCGCGTGCCTTGAAGTTGAGATTACACGGCTGGGAGGCAATGTGTGAGCCTGCTGCCCGACAACCCATCGGAATCGGTTAAACGCCTGAACCAGCACATCTACGGGACCCAGGTGACACCCCAATCCATCGCCGCGGCCAAGGTGCCCAAGCGCATCCGCCAAAGCTCGCAACGCCCCAACAGACTTGAAACCGAGGGACTAGCCTATCTGAAGGCCACCCGCCCACACGATGGCTGGCGCACTCAGTCGTTGCGGTTCCGGTTGGGAAACGGAATCTGGTTCAAGCCCGACGCCACCAACACCATCCTGAACATCATGGTCGAGTTCAAAGGCCCTCACGCGTTTCGTGGAGGCTTCGAGAACCTGAAAGTGGCCGCCTCGCTGTACACCGAATTCATGTGGCTGCTCGTCTGGCAATCCGACGGCCAATGGCAAGAGCAGATCGTGCGCCCCTGATTGACACCAAGCCCGGAATGTGCTAACTGTGAATGTGAGCACGCTCCAATGTGGTGGGGTTGGCTGGGTTTGGACTCGTTACCAGCCAACCCCAATTGCCATCATGCGGTTGGAGGCTGTTTCTCACTCGCACCCCGCAACGTCTGTGTGATCCAGGCAGACAATGTGGAAGGCAGCGCCGACCGGACCCACCCGGCTTTTTCCTGCGCCGTCACGCGAAGATGCACGACGGATTTTTTCGGTTGTCCGCTTGTGAAAGGCGGCCTTCCTCGACCGCGTTTTTTCTCAATTTTCTTAATTTTCATAGATTTTCCGTTCCGCTCCCGGCGTTACAGGCCGATGGCCCCCCGGAGAGTTTAGCCCCGGTGAGGTCGGCCCCGGTGAGGTCGGCCCCGGTGAGGTCGGCCCCGGTGAGGTCGGCCCCGGTGAGTTTGGCCCCGGTGAGTTTGGCCCCGGTGAGTTTGGCCCTGGTGAGGCCGGCCCCCCGCAGGTTGGCCCCGGTGAGGTCGG